TGTAAATTTAAGAACTTTTGTGGGAGGTCGTCCCACTAGATGTCCTCAACAAATATACTTGCAGTACTATGATGGGGCTTTGGGTAGTAATTATAGCACAAGTAATTGGGTTACTTATGCTACTCTTAACTCTGCTCAAACGGCAGGAAATCCTACATGGACAAATATAACCCAAGGAAGCACTAAAAACGTATAAGGAATAAGACAATGGCAATTAATTTTCCAAATAGTCCTTCAGACGGTGATACGCATACTGCAGGCGGAAAAACATTTACATATGACGCGACTGCGGGTGTGTGGAATAGCTCAGGCTCTGGTGTAACAGAGTTTACTGGATTATCAGACACTCCTTCGACTCTGGGAACTGCGGGACAAATTGCAAAAGTAAACTCAGGAGCTACAGCTCTTGAATTTGCTGACCCAAGTGGTGTCACAGTTTACGCAACTGCAGACCTGCTACCAGGAACTGCAAATGCAGGGGATATGGCATTTGTAACTGCTACAAATCGACTCTACCTTTGGAATGGTAGTGGTTGGTATAATATTGCACTTATTAATACAAATCCAACTATATCAGGAGTATCTTCAAGCTATGCTCTTGCAACTGATGGCACTGCAACTACCGTAACGATTACTGCTACAGACCCAGAAGGTGTTCCAATTACTTATAGTATTGCTAGTGATACTTCTGGAAACATTGCAACTGTTACTCAAGGTACAGGAAGTAGTAGTAACGTATTTACGATTACACCTTCAACAAATAACGCAAATGGAGGCTCATTTAGTCTTACTTTCCGCGCATCTGACGGAGTAAATATTGCTTCTTCAGTATCAACTTTTACTCTTACGTTTAGTATTACAAATAGCAAGTATACTACTGCTCTAATTACTTCAGTAGGAGCAAATAATGCAGATAATAATGATTTTATAGATTCAAGTGGAAACTCTCATACAATTACTGCGTATGGAGATGCAACTCAAGGCAGCTTTAGTCCGTTTAGACAAAGTGGGTATTCTTGGCAGTTTGATAGTAGCAATGACTTCATTGAAGGCCCTGCAGTAGATTTAATGGGAAGTGGTGCATTTACTGTTGAGTGCTGGGCGTATGTAAGATCTACAGGCTCAACTTATACAGATGCATTTCTTGGGCAATATCAAAGTAATCAAAAATTTATTTTTGGAGCAAAGGCAAATGTTGTTCGAGTATGGATGGGAGGCTCAGAAGTACGCGTAGGAACAACAAATATCATAGGCGAATGGCACCATATTGCACTTGTTAGAGATTCTAGTAATTCTTGTCAACTTTACATTGATGGAGTAGCTGAAGGAGCAGCATTTACAAATACGACTGATTTCTCTACTGCATTAGAAAACTTTGAAATAGGAAGCTGGGATAATGGAGCGGGTTCTGATTTAGATGGGTATATTACTGATCTTCGAGTTGTAAAAGGCACAGCAGTTTATACAGCAGCCTTTACTCCTCCAGAAGAACGACTCACAGCAATAACAAATACAAGCTTGCTGCTAGGTAACTTACCCTATCTTGCTGACGGTTCTACAAATAATCATAAACTTACTTCAAATGGTAATGTTTCAATGGAGCCTTTTACTCCTTATGATAATGGAAATGAGTATACGAGCTCTACTGATGGAGGAAGTATTTTCTTTAATGGTACAAATGCTTATCTTCGCGCAGATACTGCACTTGACTCTATGACCTCAGGAGATACAGAATGGACACTAGAAGCTTGGGTATACCCAAATAATTTGGGGGGAACGGGCACTACAAGTGAAGAGTTTTTTGGTTGTAATAGAACAAGTGACGGCCTTAATGTAATTACATTAGGACCTAAGCAAATTCGAATAGACGGAACCGATTATACAAATCTCACAGATTTAGTAGCAAAGCAATGGTCTCATGTTGCTTTAGTTTATCATAGAGGCTATAACGGATTAAGATACTATATAAATGGTTATCATGTAAATAGCTACAACCCATCAGCTTCTCAACCTGCTCTTGCTGGTTGTGCTTTTGGAATCGGCTGTGAATTTGATGGAAGCTCTCTTAATCCTGGAAACTATTTTGATGGGCTACTGTCAGACGTTCGTGTATCGGATCATGATATCTATGGGGTATCATCGTCTTATACTCCTACTAACCCTCCGACTCAAGAGTTTACTCCTCCAACTGCGCCTCTTACAGCGACAAGCGATACTGACTTTTTACTTCACGCTACGAATGCAGCAATTATTGATAAGTCTCAGTCGTGTGAATTTGTTAAAGTAGAAGGAAGCTCTACTGCTTCTACAACTCAGACTAAGTATCTTGATTCTTCTGTTCAACTCACAGGAACAAATCCAAACGTACAAATTGAACTACCTGAAGCTCTTGGAAGCGTATTTACTATGGAAGGGTGGTTTTATGTTACAAATTATAATACTTATGGAGGATTTTTCTCCGGAAGCAATAATAACACTAATTCAAATGCAAGAGGGATTAGTGTGTCTTATGATCAAATTTATTCAGACACTCAAACTACTCTGATTAGCTGGAACAGTACTCGTCCAACAAATGCGTGGGTACATATTGCAGTAACTTCAGATGGAACAACGTTACGAGCTTTTGTAGACGGAACTTTACAAACAGATACTCATACAACTGTGTCTAATTTTACTCAAACAACAACAACTTATCGTATCGGAGCAAGATACAATAGCGGAGCTTCAGCACTATATACTCTTACAGGATTTTTCTCTGATGTCAGATTCACAAAAGGTCTAGCAAGATACACAGCAAACTTCACTCCACCCACAGCAGCTTTAAAAGGATAATATTATGGCAGCAGTAAATTTACCAGATAATCCAGCCAACGGCACTACACAAACTGTTGGTGGAATTACTTATACTTATAATTCGAGTAAGGGCTACTGGACAGCAGCCGCAAGTTCCGGCGGAGGCGGGGGAGGCGGCGCTTCGGTGACTACAGATGATACGGCTCCAAGTTCCCCAAGTGACGGAGATTTGTGGTGGGACTCTGACGGCGGTAAAATGTACGTTTACTATGAAGATACTGATTCAAGTCAGTGGGTGAGCGTAAGTGTTCCTGGATCAACAGGCCCCGCTGGAGCAGCGGGAGCAGCGGGAGCAGATGCAACCCCTACATCATATACAAATCTTGCAGCATTTCCTTCATCTGGAAATACCTTAGGCGACTTTGCAATTGCTCAAGACACAAAAGCATTATATGTATGGGACGGTACAGAGTGGGATCGTATAGCTGCAGGCAGTGATGAAAGTCCTCGAGTTACGACGGAACCTGCAACTTCTCATGACTTAAATAGTGATGGTACTACAAGCACTCTTACTATGGTCGCAGAAGATCCAGAAGGTTTTAATATTGAATACGGTATTAAGTATAATACTTCAGGAGGCACTCTTCCGTCCCAACTTGCGTCAGCAACTACTATTAATCAGTCAACGGGGGTATTTACGTTTACTCCCACTACTACTGAAAGCAATGCGGGAAGTTTTAATGCAAGGTTAACAGCTTCTGATGGTAATCGAGTTACTGTGCGAACAATTCCTTTTAATTTATCATTTGGATTAGCGGATGTTTACGGCTTTAGATTTGTACAGACGAGTAACTCTTATAATCATACCGTATTTAACACTGTTATACTTAGCGGGGATGGATCAATTCATGACGAAACGGGATTTGGAACAGAAGCAAGCTGGTCGCCTACTCCAAGTTGGGGAAATGATGTAGATGCTGCTGTCACTAACACTACAGGCTACTATGGCAAGTTTTTTGTTGATGAAGCTTTGGCAACTTTTGGAATAACTTTATCAAGCTTTAATAATGCTTACGTGAGCGAAAGCACTGCAAATGACACTTTTGATTTAAAATGGACAACAGCTCGTACAATTAAAGGAATTCTTATATCAGGAGACGCTACAAATGGTTTTGACTATTGGACTACTGGATATGTTCAAGCATATATAGGCGGAAATACAGCATCTGATTTAGTTTCAACTCAATATACTTTTGTAAATAACACAGTAAGTGCTGCTGCGGTCAGTAAGTTTTACGATTTCAGATAGGAGTAAAAAATGGCAATTAATTTTCCAAATAGTCCAAGCAATGGGGATGCTCATGCTGGATTTATTTACAACTCAACAAAAGGAGTGTGGGAGGCTTCTGCGGCCTCAGTTCCGATGTCTGACAGTCCTCCTACAAATCCTTCGCAAGGAGATCTTTGGTTTGACTCAAGCGTAGCAAAAACGTATATTTACTATAATGACGGCTCGTCAAGTCAATGGGTACAACTAAATCCTTCTGGCGGATCAGATGGTGCTGACGGTGCTGACGGTGCTGATGGTTCAACTGGTGACGGTGAAAGTCCTATTATCTATACGGAGCCGCCCACATCTCATGAGTTAAATAGTGATGGCAGCACTAGTACTGTACAAATGCAAGCAGTAGATCCCGAAGGAACTGCAATTACTTATGGAATTGCTTATGCAAACTCTACAAACGCTCTTCCAGACCAACTAGGCTCTGCTACTACTATAAATCAAACTACGGGAACGTATACATTTACCCCCACAACCACATCTAGCAATGCGGGCAATTTTAAAGCACGATTGAGCGCGTCTGACGGAGTACAGACTTCTACTCGTTTTGTAAACTTTTCTCTTACATTCCTTGTTAATGCAGAAATGCTACTTGTTGGTGGTGGAGGCGGGGGTAATGATCCTGCTGGCGGTGGCGGAGGTGGCGGAGGCTACGTTGAAGATCCTTCCTACGACTTCTCTCCAGGAACTACATATGATATTACAGTGGGTACAGGAGGCGCTGTAGCGCCATCACAAGGTGCACTTGGTTCCAGGGGTGGAAATAGTAGTATTGCGTCTGGAGGCTCAGATATTTATGTTGCTACTGGAGGAGGTGGCGGAGGTGGTGTCGGCAACTTTACTGGTACTGACCTGACCACAGCTCTCAATGGAGGTTCCGGAGGAGGTGCAGGACGTGCTTCCAACGGCCCAGGATTAGGATTACAGGCTTCTTACGGCGGAAAAGGTTTTGGTAATGATGGCGGAGATGACTACTCAAATGAAGGTGCTGGAGGCGGTGGCGGTGCTGGGTCTGCAGGAACAAACGGCAGTGCTACTTTAGGAGGTAACGGTGGAGATGCTAAACAGTCTTCAATTACGGGAACAGCAACATACTATGCAGGTGGTGGATACTCCGGCGGTTTCGACGTATCTTTAGGCTCTTATGGTACTGGTGGTGGAGACAATGTGATTGGTAATGGAGGTTATGGAGGTATCTGGAATAATAATAGTTTCGTAAGTAAAGCAGGAAATGATGGAGTTGTAATTATTGCAGCGCCTCGAGCAGCGACTACAGTAACGGGAACATATACTCTAGATACTAGCGGTAGATCAGGATATTATGTATACTCATTTACAGGCAATGGTAGCATTACATTCTAAGGAGTAAAGAATGGCAATTAATTTTACAGACAGTCCCGCAGATGGAGCAACGCAAGTAATCAGCGGAAGAACGTATACATACAATAGTGCAAAAAATAAGTGGGATACCACTGCTACAGAGGTAGCGGGCCCAACTGCTGCTGTATATGCGACCGTAAATGACCTTCCTGGAAGTGCAACGACAGGAGATCAAGCATTTGTAAGCGGCACAAACCGTCTTTATATTTGGAATGGTAGCGGTTGGTATAATATTGCTTTAATTAATACAACTCCGACTTGGAGTACTCAGCCTGATTCTTCTTATGCACTTGCAAGTGATGGCACTGCAACCACAATTACAATTGTTGCTGCCGACCCTGAAGGCCTTCCAATTACTTATAGTATTGCCTCTGACACTTCTGGGAACATTGCAACAGTTACTCAAGGCACAGGAGCAAATGTAAATACATTTACAATTACTCCTTCTACATCTACTGCAGATGCAGGAACATTCTCACTTACATTCCGTGCAAGTGACGGTGTAAATGTAGCAAGTGCTATATCTTCGTTTACCTTGAAGTTTACTGTAGAAAATCAAAACTATACAACTGCATTAATTACTACTGCAGGAAATTCAGGCGCAAATAATTCATTTACAGACTCTTCTGGCAATTCTCGCACTGTAAGTGTAACTGGAGATGCAACTCAAAACAGTTTTAGTCCTTATCGGCACGCTGGGTACTCAACTTATTTAGCTACAAATACGTCGTATGTAAGGTCTCCTACTAGTGCTGATTTTGATATAGGAGGCACGGGGGATTGGGCATATGAGGCTTGGGTGTATGTACCGTCATCTCATAGTTTTGCCACATATGCTAGAGCTTTTGGACTTGGCCCGTTCTATAACAACTCAAAATCTTTTGGACTTACTCTTAGCGATGGAGCTCACTCTAATTATATAACTGTTTACTGGGACGATGCTTCCGGCTTAGGTAGAAAATTAATTTCAAGCACAACGTTTGATAAAGGACAGTGGAATCATCTTCTTGTAGCACGATCCGGAAATAGTATTGGTCTGTTTTATAATGGAACCCGAATAGCTTCAAATGATTCATATACTAGTGCTATTGATGGAGGCAATACTTATTTATTTGTGGGACATACTGGAAATGGAACTGAAGGAGCTGAAGAATATATTAAGAGTTTACGATTTATAAATGGATCTCATCCTTACGATGCTAGTGCGTCGTCAATCACAACACCGTCCGAAGACTTAGAAGAAGTAACAAATACTAAAATTTTGCTAGGGCAAAAGCCTTATATAGTAGATGAATCCTCTAATAGTCATGCACTCACTACATCCGGTACTGTTAAAACAGAACCATTTACACCGTATGATTCGCAAGAATACTCGGCAGCAAGTCATGGGGGCTCCGTATATTTTGATGGAAATGGTGATTATTTAGCAATTGATTCAACTAATACTTTAGACTTGGATGGTAATTTTACAATAGAAGGCTGGTTCCGACAAGATGGCAGTGCAGCAACTACTAATTATCCAAGTATTATTAGTAGTACGACATGGAATAATAGTGTCTCATTTTCACTACGTTTTAATAATACAGGAAATGCTAATAAGTTCCAAGTAGCTAAATATGGCTATAACAATGCAGGAACTAATAATATTATTGTTGGTTCCAAAACGTATCCATATGATACTTGGAATCATTTTGCATTGGTTAGAACAGGTGCAATTGGAAATCAAACCGTTACACTCTATGTAAATGGCGAAAACAATGGCTCAGCTAGTGATAATGCGAGCTATAATCTTAGCTATAATAATGCCGGTGCAAAGATTGGCGGAGGCAACTGGGACGGAGCAAATAGCTACATAAGAGGGCATCTTGCAGATCTTCGTGTGGTAAAAGGCACCGCAGTTTATACAGCAGAGTTTACGCCCCCAACCGCACCTCTCACAGCAATTACAAATACTTCTTTACTTCTTAATATGCAAGGCGCAAAAATACTTGACAAGGCACAGTCAGTAGAAAGATTAACTCTTGCAGGAGATACCACAGCATCTACTGCTCAGTATAAGTATTTGCCTACATCAATGTATTTTGATGGGACGGATGATTATATTACAATACCGGCGGGTAATCGTTTAACTAACTTTGGTACGGGAGATTTTACTATAGAAGGGTGGTTTTACCCGACCTCTACCAGTTGGTACATCCCGTGGGATTTTAGATCAGGTTCCGATACTGCCAACATGGCACTTTTCTGGTCTTATACTTCGGGTACATATATTTTCTATCAAAACTCTGCTTTTAAAATAACAAGTTCTAGCACGTTTTCTGCGAGTCAATGGCATCACGTAGCTGTTACAAGAGATTCCGGCACATGCACTCTCTGGGTAAATGGAACATCGGAGGGCACCGCTAGTATAACTACTGATTTCACTAATGATAATTTGATATGGTTGGGCAGATATTATCAATCCAATGCCTATGATTTTAATGGCTACATATCAGACTTCCGCATTACTAAAGGCCTAGCAAGATACACAGCAAACTTCACACCGCCCACAGCAGCATTAGATGGGTAATAAAAAAGGGGCTTATTGCCCCTTTTCTATTTCTTCCTGTAGTGCCATACTAAACCCTTTTATAGCCATTTCCAGCCGTTGTACTTTTAAATACTCTTGCTCTAGCTGATCTTGCAGGTCTTGTATTTGTGCCAAATAATGAATAGCTGTATCAGATAGATCAGTAGCACTGACATCTTCTACTGGCCTACGATTTTCGTCTTCCCACTCACTTTCTGGGCGAAGCTCAATCGCATCCTCTATACTACCCTTCGACTTCTTCCTCTGCTGCTTCATCTATGGTAGCCTCGTCTTTGAACACATTATTTTGTGCAGCAATCTCTCCCTTTAAAAGACTAATAAAACCTGCACGTGCAACCTCAATTTGGTGCATTTTTGCACGAAGTTGTGTAAGCTGAGCATTTAAATCTGTGTATTGATCAATATAATACTTACAGTTCTCATTCAGCTTTTCAATTTCATGTTCTTCTCCGTCTAATACGACGGTGGGATTATCTGGATTGATGATTTGCATAAAATCTCCTATTTAAAAACATCTTGCCAATTACCAGTCGTACTAGCTCTAGCATACTCTGTAGCACGGTTCTCAAAAAAGTTGGTATGCTCAACTGCATTTAACATATAGTCCAGCCAAGGCAGTGGATTCTCTTTACTATGAAAGATTTTTTTCAATCCAAGACCTAGAAGCCTTCTATCTGCAATATAACGAATATACTCTTTTACTTCTTTTGCTGTTAGATCAGGGACTTCAGCTCCCTCAAAGCAAAGATCAATAAAAGCATCTTCTAATTCTACTGTGCGTTCTGCAGCACAATAAATTTCGTATTTAAGATCGTCATTCCATAGTTCAGGGTTTTCCTGAATAAATGTACGGAATAACTGTGACATGCCTTCTACATGAAGGGTTTCGTCTCGAATACTCCATGTTACAATTTGTCCCATACCTTTCATAAGGTTGTGACGAGGGAAATTAAGTAAAATTGCAAAACTACTAAATAATTGTACTCCCTCTGTAAATCCGCTGTATACTGCAAGAGTTTTTGCAATATTCATAGGACTATCCATTCCAAAGTCAGATAGATGCTCATGCTTATCCATCATCTCTTTGTGCTCAAAAAACTTTTGGTACTCATCGTCCCCAAAGCCAAGAGTCTCTAGTAAAAGTGAATAGGCTTCTTGGTGCACTGCTTCCATTGCTGCGAATGCAGATAGCATCATACGCACTTCAGGCTGCTTAAATGTTGGCAGATAATGTTTAGCATAGCCACAGCATACGTCTACATCTGCTTGAGTAAAGAATCGAAAGATTTGATTAATTAGTTTACGATTCCCAGGTGTTAGTTTTTCTCGATAATCTTTAAGATCATCTGCAAGATTAACCTCATCAGGAAGCCAATGCATGTGCTGTTGATCTTTATATTTTTCATAAGCCCAAGGGTAGTTGAAGGGCTTATAGTACTCTCTTTCAGTTAATAAATTCATTTATCATCCTTCGCACGCTAAACACGCGCTCTCGTCGGCACTGTCGACTACCATTTGTCTCAGAACTTGATCTGAAACAGTTTCTGCTCTTCTGTACGCCTCACTTCGTAAGTAGTATAGAGTTTTTACTTTCTTTTTCCATGCCATCATGTGGGTAGCATGAAGTTCTTGTTTGGATACGTTAGCGGGGAAAAACACATTTAGAGACTGACTTTGACAAATATGCTTTTGTCTATCTGCTGCCATATCAATGACCCATCTTTGATCAATCTCTACAGCCGTTTTAAATACATCTTTTGTCCAGTCGTCTAAGAATTCAAGGTGTTGTACTGATCCTCCGTTTGTAACGATGTCTTTCCATACCTCTTCAGTGTCCAACTCCAAATCTTGGAGAATCGCTTGGAGATATTCGTTTTTCTGTAACGAGCTTCCGCTTTTAGTCTTCTGTGTGTATGCGTTAGCACGGTAAGGCTCGATACTAGGACTAGTGTTACCACAGATGATGCTAGAAGAAGCGTTTGGAGCAACAGCCAATAAATGGCAATTACGCCTACCGGTACCCACGGCATCAGGGGCCTCACCTCGTTCTTTAGCCAGCTGCTCACTCGCTGCTTCTGCACAAGACTTGATGTGCCAAAAGATTGCCATATTCCGCCCCTTGGCCATAGGCGATTCAAACGGTACGTTGTGACGTTGTAAATACGCATGGAATCCCATTGCTCCTAATCCGATGCTTCGTTCTTGCTCTGCACTATACTTTGCTCTGGAAAGCTCTGGAGGTGCATTATCAATAAAATAAGTCAATACATTGTCTAGCATTCGAACTAAGTCTGGAATAAAATTAGGATCATTACTCCACTCATCATACTCTTCCAAGTTTACACTAGATAGACAACATACTGCTGTTCTGGTTTCGTTTGTAGGTAAAGTAATCTCACTGCACAAGTTGGACTGATGCACTTTTAGCCCTAAGTTCTTTTGACACTCAGGTAATCCGTCCTGTACTGTATCCCCAAACATAATGTAGGGCTCTCCGGTTTCTACTCGATTCTGTATGAGTTTCACCCAAAGTGTTTTTGCAGAAACTGTTTTTGTAACTTTACCACTATGCGGGTCAATCAAGTCCCATCCGTCATCAAACCCGGGAGTTAATGACGCATTTTCTATAATCTCCATAAATTTGTTAGATATGACAACTCCGTGATGAAGATTTGTAGACTTGCGATTTACGTCTCCACCAGTGGGCTTTCTAATATCTAGAAACTCTTCTACCTCTGGGTGATCTATAGGCAAATATGACGCATAGCTGCCTCGTCGTGTAACGCCTTGTGAGAATGCAAGCATTTCGGCGTCAACTACTTTCATGAATGGAATAACTCCTGTAGACTCGGAGCCGTTCGAAGTTCGTGAACCGACAGACCGAACATCGCCCCAATAACCGCCCACTCCACCACCAACAGAGCTAAGAAAAGCATTCTCGGTATAGTGTCCTGTAATACCAAGTCGGCTATCCTCAACATAGTTAAGAAAACAACTAATAGGTAAACCACGTTTTGTTCCTCCGTTTGATAAAATAGGCGTACTAAACATAAACCATAGTTTACTAGCGTAGTCGTATAGTCTTTGAGCATGTGCTTCATCATCAGCAAAGGCTTCTGCTGCTCGGGCAAAGGCTTGCTGAGGAGACGTTTCTCCGTTTACTAAATACCTATCTCGAAGAGTTTTAATACTAAACTCTGAAAGATAGCGATCTCTACGAAAATCAATTTCTATAGCCATCTATTTTACACCTAATATCTGAAATATTATCCCTGCCTATTGCCTCATCACAGTAAGCTATTAAATCCATAAGTTCATAATTTGTAAGTATTTGATCTGCATTCTCGTTTAAAGATTGAATAAACTTATATCTACTATCTATTGGAGTTGCGTCATAAATACTAAATGCGTTTCCATATTGCTCTATAAGCTGCTGAGCTCTTTTAGGCCCAATTCCAGGTATTCCTGGAACATTGTCGCCTTTATCGCCCGTTAAACATTTTAGAGAAATATATTGATCTGGCTCTACATCGTAGTGATCCGACCAGTTATCTAAAGTGACTTCCTTCCTCGTCACATAAGAAAATCTGCCAACTCCTTCTTGAATTAGTAGATCCCAATCCCTATCGCTTGATATTAGCCATATACTCTCTAGTTCGTAAGTATTTTTATGCTTTACCAAGTGTGCTGCAATATCATCCGCTTCTACGCCCTTGTAGCGAAGCACGGGGTAACCTTCTTCGGCCAGTACTTCCAGAGAGGCTTCGAATTCTTCGAAAAACTCTTCAAAAGCAATTCTTTCTTCTTCGCTTTGCTCTGCAAACTTTTCTTTTCTATTTTGCTTGTAGTCTGGGGAAATAGCTTTTCTATATGAAGAAGAGCCCCAGTCTGCTGCAATAATAATTTCTCTACAAGAATATGAGTTTGCAAGCGATTCTATTGTTTTTTGATACTCGTACCTAAAGTCTGTTCTGCCTTGGTGTTTCCATCTAAATGCTAGATTAAGAGCGTCTACTACAAGGGTTATTTTTTCTGTAGGTATTTTTTCATTGAAATCAAATGCCATGAATAAACCTTACATCCTTTTCATGCTCCAGCCATACGTCAGCTAAAAGTACAAAACATTGTAAAAAGCGTATAAATATGTAATCTTCTGTATGCTCTGGAGTGTCTCCTGTAACTACAAATATAGGAGATCTGTTATATTTAAAAAACAGTAGAGGCTCTTGATTACCCTGAGCCGCTTGTTTTTCTAGTTTTTTCCACCACTTAATTAAATTATTTGTTCTAGGTGCGGTGAAGATTTTATCGGTAAGAGGAGAGTCCGCGTAGTTTTTTACTTCAATACAGTATTTATTCTTTTCATGTGGGATATATAAATCTCCCTTTAAATACTCAAGAGCCCCTGAATTAGGGACTCTTTCGAACTGAAGGCCGGTGTGTTCTCTTAAAAGGTCTCTAACTAAATATTCCCCCCGAGCACCTTTTGCTCTACTGTCTACCACAAGCTCCTCTCTATCTCTCGAAGTATATCCAGTTTTTCTTTATACTCTGCGAGCTTTCCTAGCTCATCTTCGATTGCTCCAAGAATATCTGGGTGTTCTCCGATACCGACAGGACTTTGAAAGTAAATTTTAATATTTGTTTCGTGATACTTACATTTACCAAGCAAGTATTCTTTCATATTTTCACACATAAGATGTGCGGTGGTAAATGTCATTTCTGGTTCGCTCATTCTAACCTCGATATATTTCCTGATTTAACCACTTCTATTTTTTCTAGCAAGGGGTGTGTCCACCCGTGACTTACTACATATGTGTTTAAATCTTCTCCAAGTAAAACTTCTACCATTTTTTCTCTACCGGCATCATCTAGTACATTAATTACTTCATCCAAGAAAAGTACATTGATTCTTGACTTTGATATACTACTCATTAATTTTCGAATAGCAATCAATGTAGCTGTATTTACTCTTGCTAACTCTCCACTAGAAAGCGCAAGAATATCCACTATGCTACCATTATCGGTAATTTGTACATTTAACTTGTCATTTGTAACGACAAACTCTAAAGTAAATCTACCGTCTGATAACTCTGCAAGGTAGTAGTTTGTTAATTCTTCTAGCTCTTTTACTAGATTTTCGATCTTATAGGCGATTAATCCGTTTGTGCTGAACGCTTTCTTTAACACTTCAAGGTGGCTTGCAATTTCTTGCTCTTCTTCAAGGGCGACACGTCCCTCTTCCAACTGTTGTTGAAATTCTTCAGTTTGCTCCAGGATTACTTGAATTCGTGTGTTTCTTTTTGTTATTTGTTCGTTCTTTTTTGCTACTTCGTTTAATCTGTTTTGCGCGTCATTAAGTCGTTCACGGACCTCTGACAAGCGGCCATCAAGCTCCTCTTTGTCCAGTAGGCTCGACGGCAGTGCGGTGTCAATACTTCGATAAATTTCTTGCCATTCTTGCTGAGTTTTTTCAGCACTGGCGAAGAGCTCATTATCTCGTCTAATTTCTTGTATTCTTGCTTCAAGTTCATCTTGTTTTTCCCTCGCGTCTGCGATTTTCATTGACTCATTTAAAATAAGTTCTTGCTTGAACTCTGAGTCTACATCTTGCTCACAAGTGGGGCAATGATCTCCTAGTTTGTTTAGCTTTTCTAGTAGCTTCTTTGACCCCGCTACGACCCCGTTGAGACTGCCTAGCTCTGACTGTAAATCATCGTAGGACTTTTTTTCTGTTACAGAACACTCTCGTGCTGATTGTATATCAATGGATGATAGCAGCTTCTTGTATGTATTGTTCTGTTGAATTTTTTTATTTTTTTCGGAAATATTTTTAATTTCCATCGTAAGCCTGGCGGCTTCTTTCTCATCTTCTTCCGTCTCGATTGTAAGATTTTCGAGTGGCAGTATGGATGTATCACTCAATTTATTATCATTCAACCATTTTTCTACGGTTGCTATCTGTGATTCTATGCCTGTTAGATTGTAGTAGTGTGTTTTTGATTCATTCTTAAATATATCAAATAGTTCTACATACTTTTCTAAGTGGAGAAGGTCAATAAGAAACTTCTTGCGGTTCGTATCCGTTGCAGTAAGAAATTGCAAACTGCTATTTGTGTTTTGGTATACCAACTGAGAGAAGGTTTTGAAATCGATTCCAATAATAGCTTGGAGTGTCTTATATGTATTGGTCGCTGTATGAGAACTAATATCTTCTCCATCTTCCAAAAGACGAAGCTTAATACTAGACTTGCGATCAATAATGACATCATACTGTTTGCTATCCTTGGTAAACTCTAAGTGAATGTGATATCCCGCATTATTATAACGATTCGGAATATCTGCCTTTTTGATTCCTTTGGAGTTTTTGTTAAATAGGGCTTCTTCTATAATTAACGGGATGGAGGACTTCCCCATCCCGTTAGTGCCAACAAGCTGAGTTACAGTATTCTCTTCTAAATTCAGCTCATTGTTTTCCCCATAACTAAAACAATTACTCCATTTCAATTTTCGTAGCGTAATCATTAAATATGCTCATTATGTTAGGTATTCTGGCTTCTGGTATTTCCAGAATATATGTCAAATATTCTACAAGCTCGTCCTGTATAGTCATATCTTTGTCAATAACTAAAGTAGCTTCTGAACTTCGCTTTATGACTTTCTTATCCAACAACTCACTATTCTTTACATTTGCAAGTTCTTGCATGTCCCCTTCTATCTCATAGATAGTATGGTGAAAGTCTGTTGGTATCATCTCACTTGGATCAACAACAGTTTTTCTAATTAGCTGAGGCAGCTCGAAAGGCTCCCACATCCATTCCCAGTTTTCTGGGTTTATAAGAAGATATCCAGTCTGAACTTCAGTTCTATGGAACGAGGTTGTCATAGGAGACCCGGGATATACAATATTTCGTTGTGTGTTGTTGTGTGCGTGTAAGTCTCCTGCAAATACTACTGGGAAGTCCTCGAACCTGTCTAAGTCCACCTCTGGCTTGACGTGTGGAGGTATCTCTCCCCGAACATGAGTAAACAAAGGCTTCTTTGTATCAAACAGTTCGATAGCATTTTTACGGTGAAGATCAGCATATGGCAACACTCCGAATCCGTAGTCATTGTCGTAATAAGACATATCGACTACTTTTACAAGAGGATTTATGTCCCTAGAGACTTGTTTAAGTTGTGTGAAAAAAGTTTTATTTTTCTTTGTTGCTTCATGATTACCGTCATAAACAAGAGTTGGAATCTTTACTTCACGAATAAACGCAAAGTAAAGTTCCAGCTCTTCCATGGTCGGCAGACGGTCAAAAAGATCCCCTCCAATAATGTGCATATTGCATTCTTTTTCGAGGCTATGTACTTGCTCGAAAAACATTTTATATCTGTTAAGGGCCCACTCTCGTGGTACATTCTTTTGACCTAGCTTTATGTGCCAGTCTGCCGTAAATAAAATCATGACATTTTAAACTCAGCTTCTAGTGCTTCATCCATATCTCCAGAATTTTCTTCACGAATCTCATCGAGAAGAGTTTTCTGTGCGTCGGGGGTTGGACGAGGCATAACATCGTCCATAGACTTTAGGTCTGCAATAGCAGCCATTTCGTCTTCGGTCAGTGCGCGCTGCTTGCACTTCAAGACTTGAAGTTGATACTCTACATTGTACGGAAGAGGACCCGTCTTTACTCGCTTGAACTTAACATCCCAGCCATTCTCTGGATCTGTAGGGTCTCCTAGACCGTCTTGTGCGGCTTGAAGAATAGCTTCGAACAGCTTCTTCTTCAAGTTGATGATCTTTACTTCGCCTTGATCCAAGCACTGCATAGCGTAGCTCCAGCCACACTTCAGATCGGGGTAGTACTCACGAACCCAATCTTTTTCTTTATTATTGAATCGCTCTTCATTGCGATCAAATGACAAACACTCAAAAGGAATGTTCTTACCATTCTTACCTTCTAGCCAATACACATAACGTGCAAGTACGTCACCGACTAGTCGTACTTCGTTTTCGCCGTCGCGATAAGAGAACGAAGTGATTGATGATTTTTTAGCGCCGCCAGCGGCTTGGTTAAAATCTAATGCCATTGTGTTTTCTCCTGTGGGACTTCTTCATATTCAAAGATAACTCTGTCATCATTGATATCAAGTAGCCTATTGTCTTCAAAAAGTGATTTATCTAGCTCAAGTAAATTACTGTCTAGAATGGTTTTCCCAGATACTAAATAGTCCGAAAGCGGACGTAAAGAAGCCAAGGCAAGGTACTGGGCTACCTCAACATGGCTATACTTATACGAATTAAAAAGGAGTACGTCAGGATGTGCCAAGAACGACTCGCCGATAAAACGTATATTAGAGTATTTATACGTCTTATCCCAACGGTTCTTGGGTATCTCATTGTTTACCATCATTTTAAAGATAGTGAAAATAGAGGAGGCATCGCCTCCAGCCTTTTCATAAATCTTTTTCCAATCATATAAGAACATACTATTATACACGAAACTCCAGCTAATGTCAAGAACTATTTTTCTATGTTATATTTGATTTATTTTGTACCCTTGCTTCATGTAGTACCCCATGCGATTAGACGCTTGGCGTGTTGCAGTTTTACCTTTTAGATGGATATCTACAACTACAGGGTCTCGCTTTCCTTCTTGTTCTCGAATGACTCTTCCGATGAGCTGGGTGAGAAGGGGTTCATTGTTGATAGGGGTACCGAGTATAAGGACAGAGAGGGAATTAACTGAAATGCCCTCACTAAATATTGCTTGAGTGCCAAAAAGTATTTCTTTATCACCATAATTTATCTCATCAATAAGGGTTTCTCTCTCTTCGTGAGGAACCTCTCCTGTTACACAAATTGCTTTGTCTCCTACTAACTGCGCACAAGTTTTTAGAAAGTGCACTCTATCTGATACTACTAATACTTTGTGCCCTCTGGCCGCATAGTATGATGCAAGCAACGAGACACTATGTACATATTCTTCATTGTTTGCTAGATTGTTTACTCGATTTGCCCATGGAATATTTGCACCGTCCATAAAGCGCACCTCGGAACGATAAATATCAATACTCGGCGTCATAAAGTTTTCTTTTGGCGGCTGGTATAGCTTGTTTCCAAAGTAGTCACGAAAAACTACATGTTTTCCGTCTTTTCGCTCAATTGTGCCACTTAGTCCGATTTTGTATCTTGCGTGGCTTGTGTCGATGATTTTTGAAAAAGTTGGCGAAGATACGTGGTGCATTTCGTCCAAGATAATTGTTCCAAAAATTTTTCTAATTCGTTCGATGTTTCTATATAAGGTTTGGGTATTACCAACCACAATACAAGGATCGGTATTCCAAGTGCCAGAACCAATAATTCCGGGAGTGATACCATAGACTTTTTCCACCTCTTTTGCCCACTGATTTCTCAGCGGTACTGTATGCGTAATAACTAATGTTTTTTGTCCCAGTTTTCCAGCGATTGCAAGACCTGTAAACGTTTTTCCCCAACTTACCCACGCATTGATGATACTACTGCTTGAGATATCATCGTAGACGGCTTGTTGAGAGTCTCTGAGTACAAACTTAAAATCAGGAAAATCAACAGGAACCATAATCCTCTTGTCGACAATTTCATATTCATTTGGTATTAAATCCTCTCGACCGCTTGGTATGGATACCAGATTGTCGCGCACCCGCTGCAGATTCTTAATAATCTGAGGAGGATCATTTGGATTTTGAGGCGCGATTTTATAGGTTAACTCCTTCGAGAGCTTTTCTCTAAGCTCTGGAGATGCATCCATAAAAATACGATTGCTTAATACAGCTTTCATACTTTCCTTCTGGTATCTTTCAATTTTTCTTCTGCATAATCATATAGAACCCAAGGTAAATTATTCCATAAGATTATACCTGCATAGCCTATATCCATAGCTGGAGGCCTAGGAATTACAAAAGGATTCTTTACTCCATCTAGTTTTAGAAGAGAGCAAGTTTCTCTTTGTACTATATCCTTTATTTTAAAGTATTTTAATTTACAAAATTCTGTTTTTTCATAGATAAAACAAAATCCATTTGTGTCTATAAAATACTTGTGGTCACTTTTTAGTATGCCTCTGAACGTATCGATCTGAGCTTTTAGAGGTAATAGATTTTTATGAGGAGTTTGTAGACGTCTTGCACCTAACGTATCTCCTCTTTGATTCATATCATCTACTACTTGTTTATCTAAAAATAATAACCCATCTGATCGTTCCCAGTTTGAGCTAGGAAGCTCATAGACTGGGAACTTAATTTTATTAATACTCTTATACTGTATTACCATATAATTTCGTAAATTTACCCATTGAGTAATCTTCCCCTATTTCAAAATCACAACCAATAGGAGCCCCAGGGATATATACACCCCTATCTTTTTGAACAAACTTCTGCAACATTTGACAGTAGAAAGTCACTTCTTTTTCTGGTACTTCTGCAAGAATAGAATCGTGCACAAGACCAAAAATTCTAGAGTTTAAGTTTTTAGACTTAATAAAATTTCCCATCTCTATAGCCCCGAGAAGGTTAATATCACTAGCAGTAGACTGTACCAGAAAATTAAGACCAGAGCGAATGCTATGAGATTGGATGCCCTTGTCTGAGCTTTCGACATTCGGTAATCTCCTTTTTCTACCAAAAAAACTATAGACAAATCCATTTTGTGAAATAAACTTTTGTCTATCTTCAATCCATGCTTTTAGGTTGCTAAAGGCGTCAAAGTAATCATCAATTACTTCTTGGGCCTCATTTCGGGAAAAATACTTTCCACTATCTTTTGTTACCTGCTCACTAATCTTTGCAGGTCCGGCACCATACATGATACCAAATGTTACAGCTTTTGCCGCCTGCCTACGGTCTGCGTATAGCTCTGCTACCTCCTCTACTTCGCATGGCAGTCGAAATACTTTGTGAGCAATCGTACTGTGGAAGTTTCCGCCACTACGAAATACATCCATAAGTGCTTCATCTTTTGCCAATACTGCGGCCACATATACTTCTGCTGTAGTTAAATCCATTGCAACAATTTTATTGCCTGGGGCTGCTTTTATGCACCCCTTAACAGTGGGATTATCTCGGGGAAGCTGCTGCATATTAAGTTTGCCAGAGCTAGACAACCTACCACTAGTAGTACTATGAAGATTGAAGCCTGTACGAAGGCGAGAATCTCGATCCAGCTGTGGTATGATCTTATCAAGATAAGTATTCTTGATTTTAGATTTTTGTCGTATATCCAAGATGAATTGCGGTACATCCGATTGAGCCGAGAGTTCCTTGAGCACTTCCGCGTCAGTAGACTCTGCGCCCGTTCCAGTTTTCTTTCCAGTGGGCGTGAGGCCAAGATGGTCAAATAGAAGGCTACGCAACTGAACAGTGCTGTTAGGATTAAAAGGTTTTGCATTTATTTCCTCGAACCTCCGTATTTTATCGTTCTCATACAATGTAGCAATTGCAGCATCAATATCTGTCTGCATAGAGTCTTGCGCCACATATAATCTTTCTCTATCAAAAGGAACACCATTGTCTTGAACATCAATCAAGAATCTAGTGCCTGGGATCAAGAGATTATCGTACACACTGCATAGCTTTTTATTTTGCTTAATCTTTACAAACTTTTCGTAAAGCAAGAATGTACAGACCGCATCCATTGCAGCATATGTTTTCATAATATCAAAAGGAATTGAAGACCACTGAAAGTCTGCTTTTAGTATTCCTGTTTCTTTTCTGTACTGATCTATCCAATCGTACATTGGCTTCTCGTAGTCTCCATAGGGAGTATACTTTAGAGATAGCGCTTTTAGTCCGTGCCCTCCAGGGTTCTCATCAATGAGATAGTGAAGAAGCATGGTGTCTTCGAACTGAGGAAACTTAAAATTAAAGTGATACTCAAAAAACGCCATATCAAACTTAGCGTTATGAAAGATTACTTTTTTCTCATCAAATAACTGCTGAAGAAGTGCTTCAGTTTGATAATCAAAGCAATCGGTAACAATATAAGCACCGCACTTACCATCATAACTAAGGCTAATGCCCAACATATAACCATCACGAGGGTAGAGCCCAGTCGTTTCAGAATCGAGTGCAACATATCCACATTCTGCTTTGATGGCAGCCCGAATAAATTCATTTGCTTGCTCCGTATCTTGTATCCCGAAAGCAATCTCTTCGTTGATTACTACATCTTCAATCTCTCCAGAGATATACTTAATAATGTTGTCTTTTGACTCTTCCCAAGTACGTCGCGCCTCTGGTTTAAATGCCAGCATTGACGGATTGATTACAGGTAAGAACTTATCTTCTACCTTCTTACCTGAGTACTCTGTAACGGAATTAATCTTGGTGTAATATTTTAAGGCATCGCTGCCCACAAGTACAACCCAGTCGTAGTCATCTGGGTTCATATCAATATCGCAATCTCGCTTTAGAACTTTTTTAACCCCGGGGTCTGAACAGAGCTGACATTGATCAAACTCAAAGGCCTCTTCAAACTCTCTAGCGAAATTCGTTTTACTTGGTTTGGTTTCTACTAATGCAACCTTAGGCATATAAATTACTCCGTAGCTTGTCTACTTGTTGTTGAGATAGAGCACCCGCATCCATGTACTTATCGCCCATGGTCCAATTGCGAGTGGTAAGGCCAATTCCTTCACATATCTCTTTTATATTTTTTGCTCCTGTTTGACCAGCTTCATCATTGTCTAGAAATATATCGACATTTGTGACGCCTTGAACAGACAGCATTTCTGCTTTTTGCTCATTAAAATTACGCACCCCAAAACAGCAGACTGCGTTTGTAAGTCCTTTATCATGTAGATTAAGAACATCAAAAATTCCTTCAACCAAAAGTATACTACTTTGTATTGGCTCAACCACAGGAAACAAAGGCATCTTTGCACCCATGGGAGCGTTGTAATATTTTGGCATTTGATTTGTTTGAGTACGGGCTTGTATTGCTACTATCTTCCCTGTTCTATCATAAATGGGAAAGCACACTCTGCCCGTAAACTCTTTTGCTGCGCTTAGAAAAGCACCAAAGTTTTTGTAGGTCTCTGGACGAATACTTCTCCAGTTACCGATGTAAGGAGTAGCATCTATAGGGAGTTCAATTCCTACGCTCTCTTCTCTTACTTGTTTTATTTTTTTCTTTAACATCTGCCTACGCATTTCCATGCGATCAGCTCTTTGTCCAAAATGTGCAAAAACTGTTCCCTTGTATCCACAAGAGAAGCAGTTGAATACACCAGTTACTTGATCTATTCTCATACTAGGATTATTGTCGTCATGCTCTGGGTTCAAGCACCGAACAACATAATCTTTGCCTTTAGGAGTAAACGGTATATTTTTTGTATTAAGTAAGTCTTCTACGTTCATTAACAGTCCGGATCAAAAGATGCCCATTCGTCCATCTCAGTAGGCTCATCGTAGTCAGCATCAATACTACAAAGCCAAGGGCCGCTATCTGGCTCAGAGTACCACCAATCTTCCTCATATGCATTAAGGCAGTGATAAGGTATTGTGTACCCATCTCCCTGTAATGTCTCTCCACAGTTTGGACAAGTATCAGGGGTATTCCAATGTTCCATAAGTGCGTCGTGCATTATCTTCTCATCCTCGCAATATCTTTCATTTCTTCCTCATTTATAACAGGTACGGCATTGCTTTTATGCATCGTACTGATACCTCTGACGAGGGTTCCCGTATAACGCGGGCTTTCGACCCGAGCGGCAACTCCAACTGTATCGGGACGCGAGGGGTACTCAGGGGTACTCCTGCGGCAACTATTTCGCTGAGGTGCATGTAAATCCCCTCTCGTGACAGTCTTAGTTTTTCTGCCAAAACCTTTTTTCTTTCTTCCGGTGGTAGTGTAGCGTAAAGATCCATAAATCATTCCCATAAATAAAAAACTCCCGTGATTAAGCATATATTATACACCAAATCGACGGGAGTGTCAAGCATTATTTTTATCAGAGGTCGTGAATTTCTTCATCCGATTTGTGTGAAGTTTCATCACGTTCTTTGGGAGTCAAGGCAGTTTCCGGCCCGATCTTTAAAGTTTCCCAATCCATAGTAGAAGTAAAAGACTTCATACTAGCAGAACGCATCTTCACACAATTAAAAGAAATACACTGATCTTCTTGATCCCATGTCTCAAGAGCGTATGCCGCATCTGCCGCATCTAGGATGCCTTTAGCAAATCTCGCCTCTCCTGTAGCATCAGTTTGATACGGAGAGAAAACGGCACACTCATACTCTTGAGCCATAGATTTCAACGCTTTAGATACTTCAATCTGTTCTGTCCAGTCATATTGCCCACCTCGGGAAGGGAGGTGAGAACGTTTAACCTGGTTTATGTAGTCTACAATAATAACACTTGCTCCGATTCTACTAACTTTTTTGTCCAACTCTGCTCGTATTTTGGCAATAGTTAGACTAGGATCATAAATAACATCAAGCTGCTGAGTCGGGAGAAGCTCATGCTCTGATGTTAATTTTTTATGAAACTCGTTATAGTCTCGTGCTTGGCTCTTTTTGTATTCTAATAGCCGCTCTTGTCCATTGACAAATCTAGCAGCCTGCCAACCGGCTATCTTCTCCCACTCTACGTTCGTAAGATTTCCATTGCGGATACGAGAAAAGGGCACGCCAGTGGCGATCGAGCAACACCGTTGCAGTATCGCTCGACTATCCATCTCAATAGTGAAATAGATAGCTGAACGACCAGACTGAAACACATTATTTGCAACATTTGCACAGGTAATAGACTTACCTGAGCCGCGCCTTCCGCCTACAAGAATCAAATCTCGAGGGCTGAAAGTAATGTCCTCATCATACAAAGTATTGAGGCCCAGGCCAATGTGCTTAGATAACTCCTCCTCAGGCTCCATTAGATGTATGCGCTGCATACTTTCTTGAGGAACCTCAAGGTCCACTTTATCTTCAATATCAAGAACTATCTGATGTAGCTCCTGTACTGACTCATCGGCACTTGCAAATAATACAGAGTTATCAATATACTTGTCAAGAGAGTTAAGTATCTCCTTCTGAGCATATTCATTTTTTAGATACTCTAACAACGTAGCGGGCTCTATGTCTACATCCACAGACTCTAGAGCAAACACCTTGTCCTTAGTAGCAGGGTGTCGAATGCTTAGTTTTAGATCATCAAAAGAGGGAAACTGGTGAAACTTTTCACAATGATTATCAATTGCTTCATAAATCAGGTGATACTCATTAGGAAGATACTCTTTACGTAGATAGCTCCACGTCTCAAAGTCTCCCACAGAAATACACTGCTTTATCAAAGCACTAGAGATATTCAACTGTTCCCCCGAACATAAAAAGGCCAGCCCCCAAGGGAGGCCAGCCGCCTACAACAAAAAGAATTACTGAGACTTAGCGGCCTTAGCAGCACCGTCATAGTCAGCGGCAGTCAAGCCACGACGAGTCAGCATAGTCTTTACGCCACGAGCAGTCTTACCAATAGCTTCAGCAATAGCTTCTACAGTCATAGAAGCAACGTCAACTTCAGCGAGAGGATCAGCATTAGCTGGGCCTTTAGTAGTCTCTTGACGAGGAATAGCAGCAATATCGCCAGAGCGGAGAAGGCTCAGAGCCTTACCACGAATGCTGTTGACCGAACGGCCAAGAGCTTCAGCGATAGCTTCTACGAAGTCGCCATTATTCACCATAGAGATGAAAGTAGCTTCTTCTTCGGGAGTGTAGGTACGAACACTCTCAACCTTGGGAGCAGGCTTGACATGGTCAGTCAGCTCCATGCTCAGGATCTTGCCCTGAATAGACTTAGCAGAGAATGCGCCGCCTTCAAAGTGCTCAGCGATTTGAGCATAAGTGTACTCACCAGAGTTGGAAGTAACGAAGGCAGACAATGTAGCTTCTTGGTCTTCGGTAAAAGACTTGCCTGCTGCGGCAGAAGCCAGTTCTACTTCGAAGCCCATCTTTCGCAGTTTGCTAGAGACGGAACGAGCAGAAGTTTCGAGACGCTCTGCTGCTTCTGCAACAGTCGCCTGAGATACGGGGCTTTCTGAGCCCACAAAAAGAGTGAGCTGGTCAGTACGCTCCTCTGTCCACTTAGGAAGTGCCATATATTTTCTCCAAATAGGATTTTAAATCCGTGACAATGTTTACGCCAGATTCTCTGGCCTTTTTAGTTTTAGCTGATTCAATACCACTTTCATTCACAAGAATCGTAACATCTTTGGTTAGACTCGTCTTTACTTTGTAACCAAGAAGTTCTAGACGATCAGTTGCTTCAGCTTTAGTTTTAAAACTCTTTAACTTACCACTGATGCAAACAACATCATCTAACTGCGGAGCGGGAGTTGAAGCCCGGGATGAAAACTTCATATCAAATGGAAGGCACCCATCGTAGAAGCAATAAAATTCTTCATCCATCCAGTTGCATAGATTCTGTGTTGCTACTGGGCCTAATCCGGCACGCTCACAAGTGTCTGGTGTAATTTCAGTAATGGACGTAATAGTCTCAGACAGCTTCTTCGTTGCCGTTTTTCCGATTAAAGGAATCCCAAAAGCAGGTAGTACCATTTCGAGAGGGGCAGAGGCAGAGTTTTGAATTTCTGCGTGTAACTTTGTGCCGAGCTTTTCGCCCAGCCTCTCACACAGTAATATCTCATCATACAGATAAACTTGGTCAAAGTCATCTATCTCTAGCTTCTCGATAGTAGCTGGGCCTAAGCCCTTAATTTTCAGAGTTTTTGCAAAGTGTTCAATCTTTTTAGCCTTTTGTGCCGCACAACTGCTGTTATGGCAGTATAAAATATCGCGGACAAAAGTAAGCTCACCACTGCATGACGGGCATACCGTTGGTGGCACGATCTCTCTTAGCATTTAGACTTCTCCGAAAATGTAGAATATATTATACGAAAAACTGAGGTAAAAGTCAAGAACTATTTTTTGGCAGGTCTACTCTGCGAACGATTCGCGGAATGATCTCACCACTTCTTATAACTTCTACCTCGCAGCCTATTTCTAGTTCCAAGCTGCGAATGTACTCGATATTGTGCAGTGTTGCTCTGCTCACAACAGCACCATCTACTTCGACAGGAGAAAGGATGGCAACCGGACTGACTGTGCCCGACTTACCAACCTGCCACACAACATCGAGTAATTCTGTATGTACACCCTCTTTTTGCTCCTTGAGAGCAAAAGCGCCGCGAGGATGATGAGCTGTATATCCCATTTTTTTAAAGGCTTTTTGGTTATTTATCCGATACACCGAACCATCTGTTGGATAGTCTGTGTAGTCGAACTCGGTAACAACATTAAAGCCTTCATGGGCCAACGCTTTCATTGCATCCATGTAGTTTGCGTAGTCACCTGCAAACTGCATGTCGTAAGCAACAAAGACCAAGTCTTTGGCTCTCGCCCTAAACTCGTGTATGTCTTTGAGGTTTAACGATCCAGATGCCACGTTTCGAGCATTGGGGACAGACGAGGGGCAAACTACTTCGCCAGTAATCTGCACTTCTCCCTTCATAGGGATTGTTGCAGGCACCAGTTCTTCTAGTTTTAGGGTAATGTCTCGGCCAAGATTACCATCACCTCGTGTCAATCCGAGCGCAAAGTGTCCGTTTACATATTGTAAAGACACAGCAGCCCCGTCCAACTTAGGAGTACAAACGTAATCTATGTTGGGGGTAGGAATATCATTTATACTAAAAACTTTTTGAAGGGAGTACATACGATACAGGTGCGGTACGCCATCAGTAACCTGATGACCGACTTGATCGTAGTTATACTTTGCTACAATAGAGTCAAACTCTTCGTCCGAGATTATCGGGTAGCCAGAGTAGTACGCAGTTGCAGCTTTTTCAATAAAATCTTTCATTTAGTATCCTCACTCAGAACATATATTATACTGAAAAAAGGAATGAAAGTCAAGAATTATTTTCTATAAATGTCCTGTAGAATGTCGGAAAAATGTTCCTCTATCAGCTCTTTACTTTCTGCCAAACTTAGTATCTCCAGTAGTCCCGTAAATAATTCTCTACTGTTATTAAAGTCTAATGGGAAAGCTATTCCGTCAGGGG